GTGGGAGCCTGTTTGGGCGTACGTCTCCGAATATGTCGAGTGGAACGACTTGATAATGGGAATTGTCTCGCTGACCTTCGCCTGTTCCGGCGTAGCTGGCAAGGAAGTGTTGACCTCGTCGGGAGGCCGTATGTTGTCGGCACCGTATCCGGGCGTGACGGACCCGACGGCGGCGTTCTTGACTCCGGTGGCGGCGTTCTTGATGCCGCGCCACAGATTGACGGCTTGGCCCCATGCATCCCCCGCCGCCTCGTTGACGGCCACATGGAGGGGTGAATGATTGCCGCCGTAGGGATCTGGCAGTCCCCACGGTCCGGTCGCGGGGGGCGCATCGGAAGCATTCTGCTGGATGGGGACGAAATTCTCCCCGGGATTGAGCTGCGAAGAACCTTGGCTCGGCGGCGTCGGAGCTTCCTGCTGGATGGGGACGAAGTTCTCCCCCGGATTGAGCTGGGGTTGCGGCGTGGTTCCGGCCATTAGAGGTTCACACGCTTTCCGTCAGAGCCTATGTAGCCGGTCTTGAGACCGTCGCCGTCCGTGATCCAGCCCTTGGCACCCTGCGGAGCCTTGGCCGTCACGCTCTTCCATGCTTTCGACAACTCGACCTCGTGGACGCCGTCCGGTGCCAGCACGGTGATGCCGTCGGTCTTCGGGACGCCACGGTTGGAAAGGGAGTTCTTGACGGCTCCCACGTATCCGTTGTACTGGGTGTCCTGCAGGCGTGCCTGGAGACCCTTCAGCTCCTTGATGCTGTCGGCGGACATGGTGCCGCTTCCGTGCTTCGCGATCAGGTTTGCGATCTGGCGCTTGTAGGAACCCGCCTCGTCCTGCGATGCGTATTCCGTGGGCGGAATGCGGGAAAGCTGGGCCACGTTGTTCACGTTCTGGATGCCCTGAGTGCGGGCGAACGCGGCTGCGACCTGGTCTCCGTTCTGCACGGCCTGCAGGGTCTCCGCGAACTCGTTGTTGATGGCGGCGGATTCCTTGTAGTTCCCCTTGCCCTTCCATGACAGGTTGTCCAGTGAATCCGCGACTTCCTTGGCCTGCGCAGTGCTCTTGGCGGAATCCCGGATGGCGGCGCTGTTGTTGTCGCTCATCTTCTTCTGCAGCGCCGAGAAGTTCTGGCGTTCCGCGAAGTCCACTTCCTTCGTCAGGGCGGTCCCGGTCTTCGCACGGGATGCGTTGTCCTTGAACGTCTGCTTCTCCTTCGTAGTCAGGTACGGGAGTGCGTCGATGTCCTTGTTGGCCGACGTGATGTCCTCCGGCTTGGGCGGCTGCTTCGTCGGATCGTTGGCGACCCGTGCCTTCGCCTCCGCTTCGGCCTTGAGTCCCGCTTCCGATGCGGCGCGGTCACCGGCTATCTTCGCCGAGACCGTCCCTATGTTGTCGATGCCGCCGTACAGGCTGACGAGGAGTCCCGCAGCGGTGGTGTTGTGCGCGGCTAGGAGGGACTCGTATGCCGTCTTGGGCGTCTGGTCCTTGCCGAAAGCCTGGTTTATCTGGTCCAGCGAGCGCTGGTTGGACACGTCGTTCAGCACGGACGAGTCCGCCGTAGGTGCCTGCCGCGAGATGATGATCTTGGCGGACTCGGACGATGATATGGATGTGTCCAGGGAACGCCGCGAGGCGTTGCTCATGTTTGGCGTAGGCTCGTAGCCGACCTTGGATTTGTAATATGACTGCTGCTCAGGCGTGATGGGAGCCGCCTGCTTGGGCATAACGAACACGCGCACGGTGGTCTGGTATGAATTTGCCCCGTCCTTGTCCTTCAAAACGGTCCCCGGATTGTTCGGGTCCTCATGCGGAATCACCCCGGATGGCTGGATGTCTATATCCGTATTCTTGTACTGCGGATTCGCCTTGAGGAACTCCTGCTGGATTTTCATGCCTTCCGTGACGGACACGGACTTGGATGGGTCCGTAAGTTCCGATGTGGAGTTGGCTGTGTCGTAGTCGAGGGCGTTCTTGTGGGCGACGACCATCTGGTCCTGCTCGGCCTGGTTGGCGGTGCTCAGGTTGCGCAGCGTGACGAGCTGCTTCAGATGGGATTCATACATGTTGGCCTGGTCCAGCTGGTTCTCGCGCTGGTCCTGGTTGAGCTTGTTGACTACGTCGAACGATCTTCCGGCTGCTTCCCCGGCCTTGCGTCCCGGGACGCCTATTCCCTGGGCGGTTCCCGCGAGCATCTTCCCCAGGAAGCGGGTGGCCCGTGTCGAGGTGGATACGGGCACGGTGTCCAGCGTGCCTGTCTTAGAGTTGTACTTTGATTCCGATGTCGGTCCCAGAAGGGCGTTCAAGAGCCCGTGGCTCGCCGTCAGGGCGAGGTCCCCGTGCGTGGATGTGGGCACGGCAGGAGTGGCTGGCGCTGGCGCAGGGGGGGCTGTTTGCGGCGTCGAGGGCGCAGGGGCAGGTGATGACGGCTGGGGAGCCGCCTGGGACGCCCCCGAGGCGTCCTGTGGCGTCGGGGGGGTAAGCTGCTGCCCCGAGTAGTCCGGCGTCGTGGGTGTAGGTGCGTCTGCCATTTAGAGTACCTCCCCCAATAAGGTGTCCTGATTGACTTCCCGACCAAGAGCACGTGTAAGGTGGTCGTAGATCACGAACTGGGTCTCTGCCCCGTGACCGTAATTCTTCGTTCCGAACCACGCCAGGGCGTCGGGGAGCTTCTGCTCACGCTGCGAGCGCATGACCGCGAGGCGGTCGGCCAACGCCCGGAAGCCGCCTATCCACGATCCGAACTTCCGAAGCGCTCCGTTTTCCGTGAGGAGTCCGGGGTTGCAGAGCTTGAATGCGGCGCTGTCCGGGTCCTGCGCCTGGTTCGCGTTCGCTATCGCCAATGCGAGAATCTCGATGTTAGTCATATGTTCCTTTATGCGTGGGAAGGTGTGCCGCTGGCTGCTGTGCCCGCCGCCGTCAAGCCTGCGGACAACACGGACATCCAGCTGTTGTCTTCCGACGCTATGGCCGACCATGTCTGTCCCGCCGCCGCCCCGCCGGAGTCCGCCACTTGGGCCGCCCCCGTGGATGCGGAATACGGATTCAAAGCCGTTTCCATTCCCTGAGCCGCCGTGTCGAAGTTCTGGAGACCGACTGCGTAATTCTCCTGCACGATCTGGTTCTGTTCCGTGCTCAGCTGCTGGGCCTCGGCGGTGGCCACTTCCGTGTTGAGCTGTCTGTTCGCCCCCTGCGGCACAAACTCATTGCCCCCGCCCTCACCGGCTTCCTGGGTGCCTTCCGCCTGAGCCACGGCTTGGTATGCCTGCCCCGTGTCGGTGGCGGCGGCGGAGTTGAGGTTGTTGACTTCGGCGGCGTTGAAGCCTTCCTGATTGGGACCGGCAGCGAAGATCGGGCCGAACGTATTAGTCAGCTCGGTCGAGATCGCCTGAGCCTGATCAAATTCCTGCGTAGACTCGTTTGTGAGCGTGGTGTAGTAATTAGACTGTGCCAGCGCCAATTGCTGCTGACCCTCTGGTGCTCCACCCATATGTAAGTCTCCTGTATATGCGTTCTAAAGCGTTTTTCTGTACTCGTTCGGCAGGTGTCCGAACCCCGCCTTGCGGAGGAACCGGACCAGTCCCTTCGATACCGAGTTGAAAACGATGCCTTTTACGTTCCGTGCCCGGAGTTCCGCCTCCACCAGGGGGAGGTTGATCCGGTACCCTTCCCGCATGCGTTCCTTGCTCACGTCGTGGGCGTGCTGGATGCGTATCCGCGCCTCGTTGGCGATGTTCAGGTACGCCAGGACCCCTTCCCCGTCCTCTATGACGAGGGATGTCGTGCCCGGAACGAAGAACAGAATCGGGTCCCAGTCGGGATCGTCCTTGTGGAACGGATCGTTCTGCTTCTCGATCCGGAGGTCGTCAAGCTCCTCCTTCGTCAGGAGTCTCATCATTACTTGTTCACCGGCGGCGGGAGCAGGCGCTTCACGGGGATGCCCTTGTTGACGGAGTAGAAATAGTTGAGGTTGTCAACGCTCGCCGGATTGGCGATGGGGAACGTCCCGCGCACGAACTGCGGCGCAGGCAGCGCGGACGGACTCGTCGGCGGTGCGCTCACCGGGGACGATGCGGGAGGGACCACGGGTTCGTAGTTGCTCGTGTCGATGTCGGTCGATTCTCGTATCGTGGGCATTACTTGGCCTCTATGTCCCGTTCGCGGTGGATGGCACCGAACATGGACATGCTCAACATTTCGTTTGCGTACGGCTCCGCAGGGAAGCTCACCTGCAGCATGAAGTGGCGGCACCACGCTGGCTTGCCGGATTCGTTGAACCACCATCGGAGGCTGTAGAGCGTCTTGGACGCCGGAAGCTTGGGCGGATCGTTGACGTAGCGGGGGAGGACCTCCCACGGCGGGCAGCCTTCCCAGCCGTAGATTTCCCCGAGAAGGACGCTTATGGTCGGTGCCGAGCCCGTGCGCACGCAGTCGGTGGCGATGAAGCCCATCTCCGCCATTTCCGACGGCTGGGCCAATACGTTGGAGCCTATGATCCACGAACACGGGTAGGACGTGTCGGCATCCTGATACACTCCCGGCGTGCGGGCGAGTATCTGACCCCCGCCGGACGGAGGTCCCACGAGAAGCTGGTGGACTCCCGGGGATGTCTCCACGGAGATGACCGCCGAACACCCTCCGACGACGTTGGCCTTGGTGCTCCAGATGACGGAGCCCGATTCCGGAGCGGGCGTGCTCTGCATGTTGAACCACCCCGTTGCTCCGTCAGATATGAACAGTCTTTGGTCGGTTCCGGACACGTGCCAAGTGAGGTAGGAAGCCGTCGGCGAGAAGGCGTTGACCACGTTTCCGATGGGGAAGCCTATGACGGACACGCCGCTTGTGGGGTCGATGGAGCATACCTGCCCGTCGCTCGTCAAAATGTAGGGCGTGCCGCCGTTCAACGTGAAGCAGTTCGGGGACAGGATGCCGACATCAGGGGATGCGTTGGAAGGGCTGAACGGCGGCGTCGTCCCAGCCAGCAGTTGGATCTGGTCCGTAAGGAAGACGTAGATGCCGCTGGATGTGCTCCAAACCGTCTGCCCCTTGCTCACGTATTCAACGTAGTTGGCGGCGGGAAACGCTCCGTTGCCGCCGATCTGGTTCAGCTGCGGGCCGTAGCTGTAATACAGGATGTTGTTGACGAACCCGAAGATGCGATTCAGGTGGTAGCCACGGGGGATGAATCCGTCGGGCGGCGGGGTGTTGTTGAGACCGGTGTCCGCCTCGATCAGCGTGTTCATCGTCGAGCCGGGGTTGCCCGGGTCCGGCGAGTAGTCCCCGTAGTTCCACGTGGACGCACCGATGGGGTTGGCGATGGTCGCGATCAGGAACGGAGTGGTCTCGCCCTGCGTGCTTCGATAGATGTAGACCGTGTCGATCCCCGGGTCGGGGGAGCTTGCCCCCTGCAATGCGATGTAGTTTCCCGAACCAAGCATGACGGGTGCGCTCAAGGGGGCGGCGGGTCCGACATCGCCCGTGACGCTGTCCCCGAAGGCGTACGTGTACACCCAAGTCCCAGTGTTCGCAGCCGTGCCGCCGACCGAAGCGCCGGAACCGCCGTTGAGCCATCCCACGGAGCCGTCCACAGTGAATGCCCCGGCCTTCGGGGGCCATGTCGGTGCCGTGCCGCCGCTTTCGCCGCAATCGACGACGGCTTCGACGTTGCCGTTGGAATCGAGAATCTTGCCTGAGATGGCCACGAGCTGGGAATTTCCGACGACTGCGGCAACCATCGTGTCCACATAGAAGTATGTGGCCGCCGTGGTCGTGCCGCGCTCCACGACGTAGCCGAGGTTCGTCCACGTGATGCTTCCGTCCTGAACGATCGAGCTGAGACCGGTTGCCCATGCCACGAGGCTCACGTCTATGTTTGCCGCCGTTCCGCCGACCGTGGCCTCGAAAAAGCCGTTGTATGTGGTGGAGAAGACCTGTGTCGTGGGATTGCCGTCCTGGTCGGTTCCGGACACGATGTTCGTGTTCGTCCACGTGACGGCCAGCACCGAGCCCGTGGCGTAGGTTCCGCCCGTGACTCTGGTGCCGTTGCCGATGCATGTCCACACCGCCGTGCCGTCGGTGGTCGTGTCGGTGGGAGTGGTGTTGAAAGAAGGGATGCCCGACGCCGTCTGGCCAGCCGTGGTCAGTTCATAAACGTTGTTCGAGGCGTCGCAGATGTACGGATACGGCCAGTAGAACGTGTCAGCCGCCCATACGAACGGGTTGGCCTTCGGGTTGGGGACGTTCGCCGCATTGACCTGGGAAGCGGGCTGCTGGATGCCCCAAGTGCGCACCTGCGGTCCCCGCATGCTCCAGAGGTTGTTGCCGTCCACGGTGACGCCTTGGAGCGTATTGCTCCACGACGGTTCGGTTCCCCCGGTGATTCCGTTCACGCCGGAGACGGAAACATAGCCCGTGCCCCCGACGACGGAAGTGGGGATGCTCGCATTGGCGGTGAATGAGCTTCCCGTGATGGTCGAGACCGCGACGGAGTACCCGTTCAAGTATGCCGTTCCCGTGCTCATCCCCGCGAAGGTGAGTACGGTTCCGATGTCCACGTTCGTGACAGAGCCGAGGGTTCCCGTCAATACGCCGTTGCTGACGCCGGTTATCAGGACGGTGGTGGCCCAGCCGAGGCTGAGCTGGATGTTGCCGTTGGAGTCCACGATGAACTCGTCCTGAGGCATCGTGTACGTGGTCTGCCACTCGAAGGCGCTCTGCACATACTGGAGAAGGTCCACGCCGTCGCCCATGTAGAGGATGTTCCCGACCGCGACCATGCCCGTCTGGACGGACCCCGCCGACTTGGCGAAGATGACTTCCTTGGTGTCGGGACCGGTGGCGTCGTACACCGCCCCAGCCGTGTCGGCTATGACCTGGATCGTGTTGTCGAAGTTGGCACCCGCAATTTGGAACGGATAGAAAAGGCTGATCGCCGGGAAGGCCTGCGTGTTGTATACGGCGTTGCCGAAGCGGCGAGCCCATGTCAATGAAGGCGTGACCTCCGAGTTGACTCCGTCCCAGACGGACTCGAAGCGGGATGCGCCGTAGAACTTGTTGTACAGGTATGGAACCGCCGCATCGCGGAGAGGGTTGCGGAGCTTCCAGAAGCCCGTGAAAAACTCGTTTTGCCAGATTACGCCCCAATGACTTTGACCTTTTGGGACTGCGCCGCCTACGGCTACCAGTGGATTCATTTATTGCCCCCGGCTCGCGTAGCCCTGGTTCGTCTTGGGGCCGATGGCGATGACCTGCTGGGTGAGCTGCGCCCACGATGCGAGGAAGATGTTCTTCTGGTTCTCGTCCAGACCGCTCTGCGCACCGAGCAGATGGGCGACGAACTTCACGTTCATCTGCTGCCAGCGTCCGTCGTTCGCGTAAAGCATGGCCAAAGCCATGAAGCCGTAGTTGACGATGTGGATGTACTTGTCCGGCATGGGCCAGAACGAGTTCAGGTTGGTGATGAGGCTGGTCATCTGCTGGATCGTGAGCACCACCGGGTAGTTGGCGTCCGGGGCGTTCTGCACGCGGAACACGAGCGAACCGCTGCCGTTGTCCGTGAAGATCGATATGAACTGCGGTCTGTCGGGGTCCCACGACTTTTCCAGCGAGCGCTGAAGGGGCAACTGGTATATCTTCCCTACCGTGTCCCCGGAGTATCCCGCTGGCACGGTGAGATAGGCGGATTCTATGAAGCCGAAGTTGGCCTGCGTCAGGGGGTAGTCGGTCTGCGCACCGCCAGCGGCATTGCCCGCGCATGTGAAGGTGCAGGTCGAACGGTTGTGCTCCCAGACGAATGGGGCCGAATAGAACGCCGTCAGTATCGTGTTGGCGATGGTGCGTGCGGGCTCTATCGTGTTGGCGTTGACGAGCGGGAATCCGGACAGGAAGGGTCCGATCCAGTTGACGGTATCGATGATTTTGTATGTGGATGGCATTTTCGTCCTTAGAAATTGGGGCCGAAAGGATGCGCCGGGTTGGGTCCCCAGCTGTCTCCCCCGCTCATGATGGATTCGCTCGGGTAGGCCACCGCCTGATCGCGGGTTCGGTCGCTCGCTATCTTGGCGTCCTTGAGGGACTTCTCCCATATCGCCACGGCGTCGATGTGCTTGGCGCGTATCTTGGGGTCCGCTACCATGCCGTAGAGATGGGCGACGTAGCCGTCCATATAAAATTGCGAATAGTCGTCGGGGACGGGGTCTATACTCTGCGTGATGGACGTGAACATCGGCGGACGCATCTGCCACACGGGCCATACCTGATAGGGCACGCCGGTCTGGGGCGGAAGCGGGGAAAGTCTGAAGCCGAAGCCCACGGGGTTGCAGGCGGTCCATACGACGGAGCCGTCCGTGATCGTGGTGGCCACGGTGGTCGGAATCAAAAATGTCGGGAAAACGGGAGTCGTCGGCCACGCAGGCTGCGTGGCTCCGGTGGTTCCGTAGGTCGTCACGACCCAGAAGTTTCCGTTGGGGTCCACGACCTGGCACCAGGGATTCGATGGCGTGACCTGGAGTCCCACGGGATTTACGATGGCTTGGAGGGGCTGCGGATTTACGTTGTAGGAACTTCCCACGGCTCCGGCGGCTCCCCACTTTGCGTAGCGGAGGTCCCGGTTGTACAGGAGGTTGATCTGCCCCGGACGCCCGTATTGGGCGGATACCACGGGGAGACCCTGAACGACTTCCAGGGTCCATACCGGTTGCGGCACCTGGGAGTTGTTGATTTCGAGCATCGTGGAATCGAACAGGAAGGATGCGTTGACGTTTGCCGTCGCATAGTCCTGCTGCCACGAGTTGGTCACGAACATCGCCATAGACTGGCGGTTCCACGGCCACTTCAGGGACGAGGACAGGAACTTCTGCATCACCGCGTTGGCGACCTGCATCGCCCGCTTCGCCGAGTAACCGGCGGCGGGAAACACGGAAGCGACATCGGGAAACGATTGTGCGTAATCTAGTGCGTCACGAAGCCGTACGGTAGAATTGCCCACGAAGTACTCCTACAATGAGCTGGATAGCCGTTTATTTAGGCTTTTGCCGCAGGCAACGGGGCGTTGACGCCGGGAACCTTGAACTGGATCGGCACGGCTGGCTTCTGCCCGCGATGCGGGGCTCTCAGCCACGTGAAGAACTCGGGGTTCTTGGTACCGTCTGCAAGGAGTTCGGGCCACAGTTTGTCGCAGCGATGGCAGCGGATGGTGCGGAACCCGAGGGGGTCCACTTCCACGTTGACGGATGCCGATTCGGTCTTGTCTCCGAGCCATAACCCGTCCACGCCTTCCCCGCCGGTCAGGTGGGTGCAGACGGACTGCATGGAATCGCTGTAGTCCTTCTTGGCGCGTGCCGCCTTGGTCGCGGTGAGCTGCTTGTCACGGCGGGCTTCCTTGGCTTCGCGGAGCTTCTGGTTCTTCTCCTGGAGGTCTTCCAGCGTGGCCTTCTTCAACTCAAGTTCGTTGATGGCCAGCTGGCGGTTGATCTCGGCGGTCTCCGCGTCGAGGTTCGCCTTCTTGAGCTGGGCCGCCTGGATTTCCGCCGCGACGGCGATTGCGGGGTCTGCGGACGGGGGTGCCTGCGGATTCTCATCCGGCTTGTTGCGGTCGAATATGGACATATAGGAACTCCTGATTGGGGGATTTTTAATGCGGGACTGCAGGTGTTGTGAAAAGGGGGATTTTCATCCCCCCTCTCGGTTTAGGTTTAGGACAGGGCCGAAGTAGCGTCGATTTCACGCGCACGGCTGGTCGTATCCGGTGGGGTGGTGAACACAATTTTCACGTTGTAGCTCGTCCACCCGCCGATTACGCGGGCTGCGTCTGCTACCGACGGTTCCGTGGGCTTCATGATCCAGATCTTCATGTTGGACCATTCGCCGTTTCCGATCTGGGAGTTTTCCTTGACTCCGAGAGAAATCCCGATCACGGCCTGGTGACCTGCCAGGTAGGCGCGGTAGGACGTTAGTCCGCCGCTCTTGTAGTTCGTGTTCTCCGTGACGAACGGGGACTCGTACCAGGTCATGCCGCCGAAGAGCAGCACTGGTGCTACGTGATCCTTGCCGTCGCCGCCGGGGAGTTCCAACAGTCGGTCGAGACCGACGCTGGTGTGCTTGTAGATGTCGACCAGCGAGTTGTTGGCGGAATCGTTAAGAACGTCTCCGATTGCGAGAGGCGTCACGACGCCGCAGAAGTTGTTCGCGCCGATGTCGTACGGCTTCACGGAGCGCTGGCGCAGTTCCTGCGTCATGCCGGTGAGGTCGGTACGGACGAGCACGGAACCCGAAGCCTTCTGGGTCAGCGTGGACGAGTCGATGATGTTCAAGTTATCGAACTGCGTCTTGATGAGGGTGTTGATGGTACCGGAAAGGCGATAGGTTTCCTCGCGTTCCAGGTTTTCCATCGCCGGGTCTATCGCCGTTTCAAGGGCGTAGTCGGAGATGTTCACGTAGTCGGTGTACTGACCTACGATGGCGCTGTCCGTGTTGACGGACGGGGCGGTGCCGGTTCCTACCGTACCCTCGGACGACTGAGCAACCGAGAAGGCCAAGCCGAAGCCGGGCTGGTACATGTAGAGGCGGTGCTGCGAACCGCTCTGAGGCGGAAGTTCACGTCTTTCGACGATTCTGTAATACGGAAGGGCCATCTTCAGATTTTCGATGAAGTCCTTGTCGTAGTATGTTGCTTGGGTCTGCGGAAGATTGGTGGTAAGTGCTGATGTTGGGCTGTATCCAGCCATGTGACACCTGTTATTCCCAGTTCGTGGGAAGAAAACGACTTAGAGCTTGATGCTGTCCAGGCGCTGGCGGAACTTAACGTCTCTGCGGATGCGGAGCTTAAGTTCATCCTTGCCCATCTCAGCAACTTGCTTCAGGAAAAGGGCGTCGTCCTGGTTCTGCACAGCGCCGGGGTTAACCGAACTGTGCGTGGGACCCATGGACTCGTGCCGAGTTCCTCTTGGCCGTGTTCTCACCGCCGGGTCAACAGGTGCATTCTCACCTGAAGGTTGAGCGCTGACAGGAGGATTGGCTTCCGGCACCGTTTCGGGTACCGTCTCCTGGAAGGAGCCTTCGCGGCGGGTCATTCTACCCGCCTCAACTGCTTCTTCAAATATGAGTGTCATATTCTGTTTCTTCGCGGCAATTACGAAATTGGGGTCGTTTTTTTCCTTGCGGAGCGCTTCCTGCTTCTCCGCCCAGAACGCCTTGAACGCTTCCATGCCTTCCTTGCCCACGGGGAAGTCCGGGGTCTCGTTGATGAACTGGACGCCTTCGGAGTATGCCTGCTGCTTGGCCACGAGGGCGGCTTCCTCGGCGGTGTCCTTGCGGAAATCTTCCGGCGACAAGCCCACACGCGCCTTGAAGAGGCGGTCGAACCCCTCCTCCTGGGTATCCGGCTTGTCGAGCAGGCGGCGGATTTCCAGCTTTTCCGCCGAGGACAGCTCGTGTGCGGCGGGAACCTCCACGGGGTCTTCCTTGATGATGGATTCGCGGTACTTGGTGCGGTACTCCGCCAGCTTGCGGGCGGCGCTCTTGTTGCACTCCACGAGAAGCTTGCGCATCTCGGCTTCGCTCTTTGCCACGAGGCGGGTCGGGGGTCCGATGGAGTTCCCCTTCTCGTCCGTAAGTTGCCACTCCTCCACGATCTCCGTGGCGGCGGGGGGAGCCGCCTCGGGCTTCTTGTACTCGTCCTTGGGTCCCGTGGCGTACGGGTTCTCGGGGACCTTCGTGTTGGCGATGTCGTCCAACGGCACGATGGTGCGCGGACGGCGGTCATTCGATACCTTGGGTTCGCCTACCTGCGGGACTGCTACCGGCTCTGCGCCGACTACTGCGTCTAGTGGGTCCATTTGCTACTCCTTGATGTTGAGGATTTGGTCCAAAGGATTCTGGGAGTTGTACTTCTTCGCTTCGCGGATGGCGTCATAAACGGCTTTGGCAGACCGTATATCCGGCACATACGTCGGGTCCTGCACGCGCCGCGCCGCATCGGGGTCGTCCAGACCCACCTTCTGTCCCGCCTTCTCGATGAGGGCGTTCTCCATCGCCACCGCCTCGCGCTGGGAGGACACTATGTCTATCTCCGCCTCGACCTGCTTCTGGAAGCTCATGTAGAGCAGCCAGGCGGTGTGGGCCACCTTGTGGGCGGCCAATACGGCGGACTCGTCGCTGGGGTCGGTGCTTATTACGAGGTTGGTCGTGAACCCTTCGGCGCTGCGTTCAAGTATGGCAAGTATGACGCTGTAGCCGGGCATTCCACGAACTTCCGCCAAATCCATGCGGTCGTCATCCGTGAGCGGTTCGTCCGTGTAGCTTCTCTTGATGTCGAACCGTGAAGCCGGTATTTCCTGCACGTCGGGAACGGGTACCTGCGACCAAGACTCCACCGCCGCCTTGAATCTGTCCATCATCTTTCCCATAGGGGATTACTCCGTTTCGAAGTTTCCGCCGACCGCCCCTGTTTCGGCGAAAGGCTGGATGGCGTTTTCGAGGATGTGACGCTCTATGATCTGGGCAGACTTCTGGTCCGCCTGCTCGGCCTGAAGGTCCGACTGGTTCTGCGCCTTGTTGTTGTCGACGGCGATCTTGGTCTTCGCCTTGCCGATCTCCGGGGTCTGCTGCATCATCTGCTGATGCTGCTTCTCCTCGGCGGACTGGCGGCGTATGACGTTGTAGACGTTGGTGAACTCGGAAATCTCGAAGAACATGCGGACGAGTTCCAGCATGTCGATCGTCCAGCCGGTCTCGGTTATCTGCTGGATGAGCTGCGGGTTCTCGAACACCTGCATCATCAGCGGAAGGATCTGCGCCATCGCCTGCTTCGCCTTGAGGTGCTGGGCGGCAAGGACGTTGAACTTGTGCTTGGCGTTGAGGTACTTCTCGTAATCGAACTTGGTGGACTGGACGTAATCCCGTCCTATTTCCTCGCCGAGTATGTCCTCGGCCTGCTGCTCGCTCATCTCCTCGTTGATCAGTTCGTCCATCTGATATATCCACGGCTTCAGGAGGTTGTTGCAGAATCTCGTGACCGGTCCCTGCAGACGGGAAGCGCTTGCGGCTGCCAACTGCATGGCCCCGCCAGCGGTTCTGCCCATGCTGGACTTGCCGGAACCCGCCATAGTGCCCTGCACCAGCTGGGAGTCGGCACCGGAGGTCTGGGTCATTTCATTGTCGCTGTTGGCGAGCATCATCCAGGTCTCGGGCGGCACCTTGGGCATTTCCATGACCGCGAAGTTGTCCTTGAGCGGACCCTCGCCGTTGACGGTGAAGATTGCGCCACGGCGGAGACGGAGGTTCTGCCCCGGCTGGTTGTCCCCCGCCTTGCGGAGAAGGGGAGGATTGACCGCCATGCTCAGCAGGTTGAGGGCGGCGTTGCGGACGCCCTGCGTTACTCTTTGGTCCTGACCGATGAGGTTGCCGATCCCGAGGCTCCAGAAGGAGCGGGGAATCTTCCACCAGTGACTGGAGTAATACGGAATCTTGCTGTAGCGGTTCTTCTGGTTGCATATTACGAGCTTGTCCTGGACGACGACGGTCTTGCGCTTGTTGGTGTAGTGCTCCGCGACCTTGAGGACGTTCATCAGCGGATCGCTGCCGGGCACGTTGAAGTCCTGCTGTCGGGCGTGCTCCACGACGGGGGAGTTGCTCATGTTGTTCGAGGTCTGGGTAGGGGACAGCGGCTGCTCGATGGGGATGTCGAACCAGCTGCGTATGGTGGACACGGACGGGATCGTCCATCCTTCCTCGCCCTCGTGCTCCATAGCCATGGCGATGAGGTCGTATCCGGTCATGTACTTGTTGTGGCAGACGAACTTGGCCTTGCGGATGTCGCAAACTTCCAATGAAGGGTCCACGTCCAGTTCCTCGTTGGGGACGTGGAAGAACTCCGGGTGCCAATACTCGTAGTCCTCGTCGGTGGCTTCATACTGCTGACTTTCCTTGGTGGTGATCGTCCCGCCGAACTTTCCGGGTGCCTTGGCCTTGGGCGTCTTGCGCTTGTAGGTCGTTTTTGTCCGTGTCTCGGTGCAGTCGCTCCACTTGGCGATGCCCGTGCCGAACAGGACGGTGCTGAACCATACGTCCTCGCAGGCGTTCTCGAAGTCCATGTCGCGGAAGTAGGCGGAGAAGATGATCGTCTTCTGGCGTGCGACCTCGGCATCCGTGGACGGAGTCGGCTGGATTATGAAGAACGGGTCCTGATAAAAGATGCCGTTCATCACGTTGGGAACTATCGAATTGGTGTAGCGGGCAACGGCGAAGCTCTGGACGTTGGCTTCCTGGGTCATCGTCCCTTCCCATTGCGAAATGGGACGCGGGCTCTGGTAAAGGTTGTCTATTTCGCGCCAGCGGAGCTGCCACGCCTTCTCGCCCATGTACGCCTGCGCGGCTTTGCCGTCGGCGAGGACGATGGCGAGGGCGGTCTCGTTGTCGACCTGCCCGTCCGATGAAACTTTGGCGACGGGGATGTTCTGCGGGATGTTTTGGGTTGTGGGGAGGATCAGGGACATTTAAGGTCTCTCATTAGAGTTTCGTAGTTAAATTAGTCCCTCTGGCAGACCCGTGTAGGGGTCGCAGGGGGTCTCGGGTTCTAGGACCTCGATGGGATCGGGCTCTTGGACGTGGGCATACTTCCCCTCCCCGAACAGCAGGTTGAAGCGGTCCTCCTCGCGGATGCGCTGCCACGCCGCCACGCGCTCTTCCTTCTCGGTGGGCACGGTGGCCTCGTTCTCGTACTGGAGCAGGCGGGAAACGGCGTCGGGGATGTCCTTGTGTCCGCCCTTGGACTTGAACGAGATGAACTCCGTGCAGAGTTCCTCCATCGTGCACTGGATGTTGCTGCAGAACCGGATGCGCTTGTCCTTGACCAGCGGGGCCAGTCCCAGGATTCTGTTGACCTTGGCGTCCTTCTGCCCCTGCCCCATGGACAGCCATTCTATCGGGGGGAGCACGATGCCCTGCCGCTCGGCTTCCATCGTCATTGCCGGACCGAGCCACTGGGCTCCCAGCATCTCCTCTATTCCAACCTTCTCGGGGGAATAGTCCCGTATGGCGTTGACGAGGCATCCCGCCATGTCATCTGCCTTCCACCGCTCGCGGATGACATCCACGATGTGGAGCGTGGACTGCCACCAGTCGCCCACGGCGATGCAGGTATAGTCCCGGTTTGCGCTGGCCTTGTATGCCAAATCTATCGTCATGAAGCGGCGACCGCGCTTGGGGAGCTGCTGCCAATCGATCACGAGGGACATCATCTCCTCCCGCTCGAACTCCGATTCCGCCGCCAGGATCGGGTTGTTCAGATACTGTGAGGCGTGGGTCTTGGGGTCGTTCATCATGTCGTCGTGGAGCATCTGGAACGGCAGCATAAAGGGGAACAGGAACTCGCATTCCTCCTCCTTGGAAAGTAGCGTCGGAACCCGGTAGGTGCCGTCCCCGTCGGGACCCGTGCCCTTGAGCCACCACGCGGGCATGCAGATGTACTTGAGGGATTGGCGGGCCGTGAAATTGCCGTAGGGGGCATCCCCCACGAGGCCGTAGCGCTTCATGAATCGCCCGTAGGTGTCGTCGGGGTCGTATCTTGTGCCGATGGTGTCGCGGTACCCGTACCACGGGAGGAGCTTGCGGCTCATATGGAACCGCTTGTCGATCGCGGCAACGCGCACTTCGGTGCGGACGTTGTTGTCCGTAAGGATGTCGTCGTTCTTTAAAACCATGGCATGCCAGCCCGAGTTGGAACTTTCGATGGAAATCGCAAAACAGGTGGGGTCCTTGTCCCATATCTTGCGGGAAGGTATGACGAAGGCGTCCAGCGTGCCCTTCTTCCCTTCCGTCATGCAGGTTTCGGGGAAGAGCTTCTGGAGCTTGGTCGGCTGGGCGGACTCGTTCCAGATGGGCTGTCCCTTCGGGTCGCGCTTGCCGTCCCATCCGGGAACGACGAAGTAGTTGCGGACGCCTGATACGAACGCCGCTGCAAGGTCGCCGTCGCCCGTCTGGACGGCTATGGTTACCTCGGGAAAGCATATGATCCACTGGGCGGCGTCGGCCTGGTTGAGCCAGCTCTTGCCGAAGAAACGAGGCATCAGGATGAGGCGCTCGCGAATCTTGTCCTGGGCCTTGATCGATTTGCGGGGGTCCTTCTTGACGAAGATGTCCGTGACGGGGCGTTGGGCCTCGCCCAATGGCATGTCGCACAATTCGGTGCAGAACAGCCAAAGATCTGTCTGGTAGCGCAGGCGTAGTTTTTCTAGTTTGTCCTGGTCCATTGGGAATTGGAGCTAAGGGGCCGCTTGCGCGGTTTAAACCCCCGAGCATATTGAGGATTTACTGCTTGGCGTTTACGGCTTTGCGGGTAGCGCCGTGGCGCTCTTCAGAGACCTGACCGGTTTCGGTCGGGGTCTTTGACTTGGCTTCGGGCTTGGCGTCGATCTTGGGCTCCGCCTTCGCCTTCTCGTCAAGGTAAACCTTGCGGTACTTTGAATTACGCATTTTGGGGTCCCCCCTGCGCTACTGCGACTCCGCCGGGTTGAACCTGCGGTTGAGCGCCCTGCGGAGGAGCTACTTCGGCTCCTGGGCCGCCTTGGGCCACCTCGGGCGGCTCGCCTTCGTTGGGAGCGCCTACGTGTTGTTCCAGATGTGCGTGGAGCGGGTCGATGTCGCCTTCCCCGCCGGGTCCGTTGCCGACCACGTGTTCCTCGTCCTGCTCGGGTTCGTCGTGGGGAGGTTCGTGCTTGTGGACGGCGGTGAATCCGCCCTTGGCCTTCTTCAAGTGTATTTCCTTCACGGTCTTCTTGCCGGATGGCTTCGCACCTTCAGCCTTCGGGGCTTCCTTCGCCTTCGGCTCTTCCTTGGCTTTGGGGGCTTCGGCTGCCTTGGGTGCGGCGGTCTTGGACTTCTCTTCTTCCTTGCCTACTTTGAGCGCACGGCGTCCGTGCTCCATCGCGGCGGCTGCATGTTCGAATGCTGTTCCCATGATGACCTCTATCTACGGTTTGCGTAGTTATTTTGTGCCGTTACGGCTTGCAGTTGGCGCAGACGGGACCATCCGGCGTAAGCGTATGGCGTACGACCCGGCGCTTGCAGACGGTGCACTCCACCGCTTTCTTGACAGGCTTCGCAAGCGGTTCCGTTCCCCGGAAGTCGGTGTATGGCGGGATCACATCCACGGACTTCTTGGTCTTCCAGAGCAGATAGACCACTCCGGCGGTGTCCGCGATTGCAAGAGCCGATAGAATTTCCAGGATCATAGCTTTCTCCTTAAGTACCCACGCCGAGCAGCGTGAGAAGCATGTTCGTCGGCGTCGGAGCGCCGCCCGCCCCGAAAAAGGAAATCAGGTCGGAAGTGCAGTTGCCGCCGGGCATCGTCCCGCTTACGTTGGCGCTGGTCTGGATGCTGGAGACTATCTGCTCCGCGAAGGTGAGGAAGTAGGAACCGTACCCGACGGCTCCCGATGCGTTCGTCCAGGGGCTGGCTAATGCGACTCCCGCGCCGCCGCCGTTGTTGACGCAAATCCCGACCATCAGTTCGACGGCTTGTGTCGTGGTCACGTTAGGGGAGCT